GATGCGGAATGGCTACTGAACTTCTTTGAGCCATATCCTAATGACTACCAAACACCATTAGGGTCGTTGAGAGCGTGTGTCGATGACGCACCAAGCATAGACATCTGCTTATGCCGAGAGTGTACGGAGCGAGATGATGATTGGTGTATGTATTTTGGCAAGATGATTAACCCCGATGACTTCTGCTCATACGGAGAAAGGAGAGAGCCGTGAGAATGATTGATGCTGATGCGTTTAAGACTTGGATTGATGAGTATGTTAGCGTGTTCAAGAAGTCTGATAAAGCGGAAATCAAAGGCTACATTTCGCATCAACCAAGCATAAACATCGTCACTTGCGGAGAGTGCAAGCAGAGAACTGACAGAGATTACAAAGTATGGGGTAAAGGGTTCTGCGAAATGCTTCGAGGATGGACAAAAGACGATGATTACTGTGCGTGGGGAGAAAGAGAGGGCGAGTGATGACAAGAATGGTATCCCAAATATTATGGGAGTATTGCATGGGTGAACTTGGTATTGACGGCAACAATTACGAAAACGATACATTTGCCGTTCATTCATACGATTGGGAAGACGAGGACAATAACGAGTGGCACTTTTGGCACAAGCCAAGCGGATTGAAAGTGCAATGGTATAAATATCCGCTTCGAGGATTTGAAGCCAATATGTACATTACGGATGACCAATTCCTCGATGCATTGCGTGATTGTACAAACTCAATGGAAGATGGCAAGCGTTTTAAAGTTCTGCACGAGGTGCGCAAATGGTGGAATGCCGAGCAGACCGAGAACAATTCGGAAAAGCCGAACAACTGCGAACACATAACCGAAGATGGTGTAACTTGTGCAAAATATCCCGCTTGCGATGATTGCCTTGACAACCCTTTAAACAATGTAAAAGGTTCTGAAAGGTTGGTAAAAGGTTCTGAAAGGAGTAGTAAATGACCATTGACATAAGTCAAGAAGATTTCGGCACACTCTGCGTATGTGCCTTGAGATACTGTCACGGAAGACAGACATATATGCCGAGCCTTGTGCAGACCATAGTTATAAGGCACTTCAAGGACTTGTCTGACAGGGACTTGAAAGTCATAGCAGATGATGAGCGTTTCCAAGAAGATTTAGGTCTATGGGGCGATACCTGCGACAAGGTTGATTGGAAGAATTTTTATCAGATTCTGCGTGAGTGGCAGACGGAAAGGAGCGAGTAGATGGGCATTGATTCAAACAAAGAAGCATATCAGATGATGAAGAACACTTTAGGTTCAATCGAAAACAGATTCCGAGAAGCCTATAACAAAGGGTACAAAGACGGATTAAGAGATGGAGCAAGCCAAGTAACGGCAAAGTTAGTCAGCAAGATACTTGAGGAAACTGAAGCCGATACTCCGCAGACGGATTCCACAGGCTCACCGATAGGAGATTATCGTGACGGAGTGGGTGCGTGGCAGACGGATTGCGGATGGGGGAAAGCTAATGAGTAAATACGCAGAGGATAAAGCCCGCGTGGATCACATCGCGGAGCAAATAGCAAACAGGGAACCTATAAAGGAATGGGTAGCGCTGTACTGGCTGGCTGTAGCAGTAGGGCACCTGCTGGAGTGGGTGGTTAAACATGGCAAAGAATAACGGCATAGTTAGACCGATACTGACGGCAAGGTGTAAACGCTGTGGCAGGCTATACGCACGGCAACACCCGAAAGACACACAACAATACTGTGAAAGGTGCAGGGATGGAAACAAATACAATACTGTGGGTGCTACTAATAATTGTGGCACTGGTAATAGCAACAAAGGATGGTGAGTTATGAGTGTGAGCCTTTACGCATATGAAGCATGGAAGTGTGATGGCGAATACTGCTGTGGTGACTGCGATCACTGCTACAAAGCAAAGATAGAGCAAGACGGATGGGTGACATGGAATGATATATCTAACACACAGGAAGATGTACCTGCAGTACATACAGGCACAGGAAACGGTACAAAACATACTCGATGAGCAGACGGTGCTGTTCCAGCTTACACAGCCGAAATCCAGCGTTACAGACGCCGAACGGGTGAGTGGTGGTAGTAATACACCTAAAGCAGAAGAGTACGTTATAGGCATGGAAGAAGCGCACATAAAGGAACGGCTTGCAGTAGCTAAAGACTTGATGTATGAAAGGCAGGCGCTACTGCAGGCAAAGGAAACAGAACTGCGCAGATCACACAACATCTATGATGCTGTATACCTTGCAAAGTGGGTGGACGGGTACAAGGCAGACAAAATGCTGGCGGTGCTCAAGACCCGTGGTTTTTACTACAGCCGTTCGCAGGTTTACAACATCATGAAGAGGATCAGCAAGCAACTGGAGCGGGATTTATAGTGCGCTGGCGGTTAAGTTAAAGTTAAAGGAGCGTGAAATGAAAATTGGGTTAATTGATGTGGACGGGCACAACTTTCCGAGCCTGCCACTCATGAAGCTATCTGCATGGCACAAGCGACAGGGCGACAGCGTAGAGTGGTATAACCCGTGGGCTGGCCTTGTAGAGCCGTATGACAAGGTGTACATGAGCAAGGTGTTTAGCTTTACACCCGACTACGGGAACCCTGTATACGCTAAAGAAGTGAGCAGGGGCGGTAGTGGGTACTGCATAAGCACAGCACACGGCAGGGAAACATATGATACCAAAATTGACACAGCACTGCCGTATGAGGTGGAACATATATACCCCGACTACGGGCTGTACGGGATCACCGACACTGCATACGGCTTTCTGACGCGAGGGTGCCCGCGTGGGTGCGGGTTCTGCCATGTAGCAACTAAAGAGGGCAAACACAGCTATAAAGTGGCAGACCTGCATGAGTTTTGGCGGGGACAGCCGAATATAGTGCTGTGCGACCCTAACATACTGGCCTGCGCGGATCACATGGAACTGCTACAGCAACTGATATACAGCAAGGCTACGGTAGAAATAAATCAAGGGCTTGACATAAGGCTGGTAACAGACGAGAACCTTGAACTGATAAGGCAGATAAAAATGCGCAGTATACACCTCGCGTATGACAGGTATCAAGATAAGGCCATAGTAGAACCACGCCTGCAGGCCTTTAAAGAAAAGACGGGCTATGACAAGAACAAGGGCGGGGTGCTGGTGTACATACTGGTGAACTATGACACTACGCTGGAACAGGATATAGAGCGCATACAGTTCTGCAGATCATTAAACTTTGCGCCATATCCGATGATATATGACAAAGAGCATTGCGACCCTGTATACAAGAGCCTACAGCGCTGGTGCAATAATTACATATTTTGGAAAGTGCCTACATTTGAAGAGTACAATACAAAGGAGCATAGAAATGAACAGTAGAACAAAAGGCGCAAACGGTGAGCGCGAACTGGCGCAGTTACTACGCAATCAAGGGCACATGGATGCCCGCAGGGGACAGCAGTACAGCGGGCTGAACGGCGATGCTGATGTGGTAGGCCTGCAGGGCGTGCACATTGAGTGCAAACGGGTGGAGCGCTTTACAGATGAGCCTGCGTTAAAACAGGCAGAGCGTGACGCAAGGGCTGGCGAGGTGCCAGTGGTAATATATAGACGCAATAAGGAGCGCTGGAAAGTGGTATTAAGGCAAGATATAGCGGACTTGATATGGCAGGTGCTGACTGCAGATCAAAAGCAGTACATACATGACAATTTAAAACTTCGGACAAAATTAGACAAATAACCTGCTAAAATGTAAGTGTCATTCATTGAACTTGCACATAATTTAAGAACGCTCCTTTCGGGAAAAGGCTGGTGCTACAGGGCATCGGCCTTTTTCTGTGGGTAAAACGTATGAAAGAATTTAAGAGTTTTTATAAAACAGTAGAGGGCAACGAGGGCAACAAGTGCATACACCCTACAAGGCTGGACACATACGGCTGTGGCTGTCAGCACAACTGCAGTTATTGCTACGCACGGAGCCTGCTGGACTTCCGTGGTATGTGGGATAGCAATGAGCCTGCAGTAGCACCTATAGCCGAGATAGAAAAGGTGGTCAAAAGACTGCCGAAAGAGGTGGTACGGCTGGGCGGTATGACCGACTGCTACCAGCCTATAGAACGGCAGGTGCGAAACACAAGGCGCACGATACAGCTACTGAACAAGTACAGAGTACCGTATCTGATAGTTACAAAGTCGGCAATAATCCTTGATGATATTGACATACTGGACAAGGAGCTGGCGCACATACAGATAACTATAACAACTACGGACGATGCGCTGTCGCTGACCTATGAAAATGCCAGCGTGCCGAGCGAGCGCATAAAGGCGGTGGAAACACTGCAGGCGCACGGCTTTGATGTGCAGGTAAGACTATCACCGTACATTCCCGAGTACGTGGATATAGACAAGATCAATGCAATAAAGTGCGACAAGATACTGGTGGAATTTCTGCGGGTGAACCCGTTTATAAGGCAGTGGTTCGACATTGACTATTCGCCGTATAAGGTAAAAAGGAACGGCTACTGGCACCTGCCTTTGAGGGAAAAGAAAAAACTGCTTGAACCGCTGAATTTTGCCGAAATAAGCGTATGCGAGGACGAAAGCATGGCATATGTTTACTGGAAGTATCATGTGAACAACAATCCCGATGATTGTTGCAATTTAAGGAGGACAATTTGAATATCGTAGACAAAAGGCTGGACGAACTACAGCCTTATGACAACAACCCGCGCAAGAATGACGGTGCAGTGCCATATGTAGCAGAAAGCATAAGGCGCTACGGCTTCAAGGTGCCTATAGTCATTGACAAGGATGGCGTGATTGTAGCAGGGCATACAAGATACCTCGCCAGTATAGAGCTGGGGCTGGAAACAGTGCCGTGCATTGTTGCTGACGATCTAACAGACGAGCAGGTGCGCGAGTTTAGGCTGGTAGACAACAAAGTGGCTGAATATGCTACATGGGACTACGATATGCTGGAGCTGGAACTTGAGGATCTCGATTTTGATTATGATGAGTTCGGGTTCGACCTGCCGAGCGACAAAGACACAAGCCCGTATGATGGCGGTGGCGAACAGGGTTCACTGCAGAGGGATTTTATAGCCCCGCCTTTCAGCATACTGGACGGCAGACAGGGCTACTGGCTTGACAGGAAACGCTGGTGGAAAGAGCAGATCAACGACAAAGGGCAGGCAAGGGCTGTATCAATCATAGATACAAACATAAGCAGAGGCGAAAGCGCTTCGATACTCGACCCTGCATTGTCAGAGGTGATACTGCAGTGGTTTACGCCGTATACAGGCGCAAAGGTGTTTGACAACTTTGCTGGCGATACGGTGTTCGGCTATGTGGCAGGCAGTTTAGGCCACAGCTTTACAGGTATAGAACTGCGCAAGGAACAGGCAGAGTTTAATAACGAGCGCACTATGGAGCTGGATGCGCACTATATATGCGATGATGGGCGCAACGTAGACAAGCACTTGCAGGCAGGGTCACAGGATTTATATTTCAGCTGTCCACCTTACTATGACCTTGAGGTGTACAGCGATGACCCTAACGATGCCAGCAATCAAGCAAGCTATGAGGAGTTTTATCAGATACTGGATGAAGCATTTACTAAAGCCATAGCGTGCCTTAAGGACAACAGGTTCGCGGTGGTAGTGGTAGGCAACATCAGAAATGACAAGACAGGCGGGTACTACAACTTCGTGGGGGATGTAGTTAATACGTTCATACGCAATGGAATGTATTTCTACAATGACATGATACTGATAGACCCTATAGGCAGTGCAGGCATAAGGGCACGCAAAAGCATGTTAAGGCGCAAGGTGGTAAAGGTGCATCAGAATGTGCTGGTGTTCTATAAAGGCGACCACAAGCAGATAGACAGCCTGTTCCCGAAGATAGAGGTGCGGATAGATGATAGCGAAGATGAACAAGTGGAGTGGCTGGATAACTGAAACTGACCCCGCCACATTAGACAATACATACAAGACAAGGCTGTTAACTGCAGGCTTCAAAATACTAAAAGAGTGCGAACATCACTTTCAGCCGTATGGATATACAAAGCTGTACCTGCTGGCAGAAAGCCACTTCGCAATACACACATTCCCCGAAGAGGGCAAGACCTACATAGAGCTGTCAAGCTGTGTGGACGAGCCTTTTAATAGGTTTATGAGCTATGAACAGATCAGAACTGATACAGGAAATAAACAGGGTGGAAACAGCCCTGCATAACACAACAAGCAGAAAGCTACAGCATGACTACGGCAGATACCTTAAAAGGCTACGCAGTCAGCTACGCAATTATGATAGGAGCATGAGCAAATGGCAGGCACAGACAACTTAAAGCCTTTCACCAGCGAGCAAAGCCGTGCTGAAGCCGTGGCAAATGGCACGAAAGGCGGTATAGCAAGCGGTGAAGCCCGCAGGCGTAAACGGGACATAAGGCTGGCACTGGAAGCCCTACTGGAAAAGGACATACAGGATAAGCACGGCAATACTATGTCAACAGCTGAAGCTATAGCGCTAAAGCAGATAGAAAAAGCACTAAAGGGCGACACTAAAGCCTTTGAGGTAGTACGTGATACTGCAGGGCAGAAACCTATGGACAAGGTAGAAGTAACTGGCCTTGATGCTGAAAAGGCAAAGCTGGACGAACTGCTAAAGCAAAGGAAAGAGCGCAATGCTGGTAAGCAGTAAATACAATGACTTTTTGGACACCTACGCAAAAGTGGAGTTCCTTGAGGGCACAACAAGTGCAGGCAAGACCACAGTAGGTGTCTTTAAGTTTATGCTGGATGTAGCTGAAAGCAAGCAGTCACAGCACATACTGGCAGGCCTTGATACAGGCACGATAGAAAAAAATATCATCAGCAAGCCCTATGGGATCATAGACGAATGGGGCGACCTTGTAGAGTATAAAGGCGGTGGCACCAGCTTGGAAAAGCTACCTCACCTGCTGTTTTATACCAACAATGGCACGAAGAAGATATATGTGCTGGGCTACGATGATAAGGCACGCTGGAAAAAGGCGCTGGGAAACCAGTACGGCGTGCTGTATATAGACGAGATCAACATAGCAAACATGGAGTTTGTTCGGGAATCAATGATGCGGTGCGACAAGGTTATAGCAACGCTGAACCCCGATGACCCTGCGCTCCCTATTTACAAGGAGTACATAAACCACAGCAGGCCACTGCCACAGTACGCGCAAGATGTGCCCGCTGACATACTAAAGGAACTGAACGAGCCAGCGAAAGAGGGCTGGGTGCACTGGTTTTTCGGGTTTAAAGATAACATCGCACTAACACCCGAAAAGATACAGACCATTATTGACAACGTACCTGCAGGCACAAAGCTGTACAAGAACAAGATACAGGGCATAAGGTGCAGGGCGACAGGGCTTGTTTTTGGCAATTTTACAAGTGAAAACACAATAAGCGCAAAGGCGTTAAAGGAACAGCAAAAGGCTGGCGACATCGTATTTAAACGGCTTGTGCTGGGTGTAGATACATCCTACAGTAGCAAGTCGCCCGACACCATAGCTATGGAGCTGTGCGGTATAACCACAGACGGCGACCTTTACACGCTGGAAGAGCGCACCTTTAACAACGCGGAAAGGAACCAGCCACTGGCACCGAGCGATGTAGTACGGGAGATAGTAGCATTCGCTGACTTTTGCCGTGTGGCATGGGGCGACTTTCGCAACATCTTTATAGACAGCGCAGATCAAGCAACAATAACGGAGTGTCTAAAGTATAAGCGTGAGAACGGCTGTATATACCTGTTCACGCCTGCATACAAGGACATGAAGATAATCGACAGGATTAATTTACAACTGGGCTGGATAGCGAAGCACCAGTACACCGTAGTAGACACATGCAGTGAACACATACGGGAAATGGGTGTATATAGCTGGCAAGAGGACAAAGATATTCCCGAGGATGGCAACGACCACACTATTAACGCTGTGCAGTACGCATGGCTACCTTTCGTCAGTGATATTGGATAGGAGTAACAATGGGATTCATGGACAACGTTAGAAAAAGGATGCAGAGCTGGCTACAGATCAACCCGCCAATAGCAATGCTCATAAACCTGCAAGAGGTGCTGGACTTTGAGGGCAACGCTATAAAGAACCGCATATGGTACAGGGGCGACCCGAACGAGATAGAGCAGTTATACTGGCAGATACCAAAACACGCATCCAGTACAATGTTCAATATGTTTTGGGCATCACGTGCTACTGCAGGCATGGAAATGCGCAAGATACACACAGGCCTGCCTGCAACTATGGTAGACCTGCTGGCTGGGATCATATCGAGCAACATCAATGACATAACGTTTACAAAGTCAATGCCAGTAGGCGAGCTGTGGGAAGAGATAGACAAAGAAAACCACATCAAAAAGCTGGTTGAAAAGGCTGTTAAAGAGGTGCTGGTGGTAGGCGATGGCGCGTTTAAGCTGTCTGTAGACCCCGAGATAAGCGACAAGCCTATCATTGAATTTTGGGGCGGTGACCGCATTGACTTTAAATGCAAGCGCGGACGCATACAGGAAGTGATATTTAAGTCTTACTACCAAACAGGCGGGGAGACATACGAACTTAAAGAGCACTACGGACACGGCTATGTAGACTATGAGTTGTTCCGTGGCGATGAACCTATTGACATGAGCGTGGACGAACAGTTTGACGGGCTGGTGCGTACTGAATGGGATAGTGACGATATGATGGCTATACCTGTTATGTTCTACGCCAGCAACAAGTGGGAAAACCGCGGACAGTCAATATTTGACCGTAAGATAGACGCCTTTGACAGCTTTGATGAAGCATACAGCCAGTGGATTGACGCATTAAGGGCAGGCAGAACAAAGGAGTACATCCCCGAAAACCTGTTACCACGCGACCCGCACAGTGGCAAGGTACTGGCACCTAACCCGTTTGACAACAGGTACATCCGTACTGATGCGGATATGAAAGAGCGTGCAGACAACAAGATCGTCACCGAATCGGGCGAGATAAGGCACGAATCATACATGGCAACATACGCCACTGCATTAGACCTGTGCTTGCAGGGCATACTTTCCCCGTCTACGCTGGGCGTGGATGTTAAAAAGCTGGACAACGCTGAAGCACAAAGGGAAAAGGAAAAGGTAACGCTGTACACCCGTGATGCAATCATTGAAGCATTACAGCCGTGCCTTGAGCAGTTGGTAGAGGAAACAATAACGGTTTACTACCGCACAAGGCTGGAAGAGGTGCCCGACTATGAATGTACTGTATCTTTCCAAGACTATGCAAACCCGTCATTTGAATCACAGATAGAAACTGTAGGCAAAGGCCGTGCACAGGGCATACTGTCCATCGAGGCATGCGTACAGGAACTGTATGGCGATGACAAGGACGATGCGTGGAAAGAAGAAGAGATAGCAAGGCTAAAGGCCGAGCAGGGCATAGTAAGCATGGAAGAGCCAGCGATCAATGCAGAGGTGGTATGGAATGATTATAAAAATAGCGAACAACTGCTACCAAATGCCACGCAAGCAGGCAATGGGGCTTCTTGATATAGCGTCTGAAAAGGTGCCATGTGGCATATACGGCCTTGAGCATATAGGCAAAGGGTACATAGAACTAATGAACCAGCCTATGAAGCCTGCGCAGATCAAAGCAAAGCGCAAGGAATACGGAAAGGCAGGTATAAAGGTATATGCCAACACCTAACGAGTACGATATAAGCAGGGCGTTCAAGCGCATAGAGAACGAACTCATGGACAGCATGGTACGCAACTTAAAGCGTCACAGGGCTGAAGAGGACGAGCTTGGCATACACTGGGAACAGTGGCAGGCCTTGCAATTAAAGGAACTTGAACGCTACCGCTATGAGAACGCGGAAAAGTTTACGGCTGACTTCACTGATATTGACAGCAGAGTCATGGAAATGTTCTATGATACCTACAACAAGGCGCAAACAGATGAAGAGGCCAAAATACTGGACAAGATCATACAGGATGAGTACTCACCCGTACAAGTAAAGGACACAACGTTCTTCAACCTAAATGACGATAAGCTGAACATACTGATAGAACGCACACAGGCAGACTTTTCAAGGGCTGAATATGCAGTGCTACGCAGGGCTGACGATGCCTATAGGAAAGTAATATTTGACGCGCAGGTGTATGCGAATGTGACTAATGACTACGCAAAGGCCGTAGACATGGCAACGCATGACTTTATAAAGAACGGCCTGCAGTCAATAGAGTACAAGAACGGCGCACGGCACAACATAAGCGACTACGCCAGCATGGCAATACGCACAGGCAACAAGCGTGCATACCTTATGGGTGCAGGTAACGCGCATGACAAGTACGGCATACACACTGTAAGAGTAAACCGTAGGACACAGGCCTGCCCGCTGTGCGTGGGCTATTTAGGGCGTGTGCTGGTAGATGATGTGTACGGCGGTGGCACTGCAAAAGAAGCATTTGAGCTGGGCGTGCCTACGCTGTCAAGCGCTATGCAGGCAGGTTTCCTACACCCTAACTGCAAGGATATATACAGCCTGTACATAGAGGGCATATCACAGCCAGCAAAGCCGTGGACACAACAAGATATTGAGCAGATAGTAGGCGACTACAATCAAGAGCAGGCGGTACGGCATGCAGTGGACATGGCTGATAGCTACCACCGTCTTGCAAGGCTGGCGCTTGACCCTATCAATGCTTTCAGATACAGCAATCGTGCGCATCAGTGGGAAGACCGCAAAGAGCAGATACTGCGCGGTGAGTACGTGGGTGCTCCGAAGTTAAGGGTTGAACCGTTAGAACCTATACCGCCTATAGACCACACTGGTATACGCGAGTTCATTGACATAGTATATGACGATGCGCAACTGCATGGTCTTATACCTATTGAAGATGGTATACTTAAAATAAGCGACAGGAGTTCCGCTGGGTTCTGCGACTTTGAATTGTCAAAGCGTATCGTGGTGCCGTGGAAAGACCTTGCATCGCGTACACAGCAGAATATACGCTGGTTTAATTCCGAGCGCGATGGTAAGGATTTTATTATCCAAAAGAAAGACCTAACATTCGGGCGGGCACGCGAGTTTAACACTTCGGGAAAGTTTAAAGCAACTGCAGACAAGCTGGCAGAAAAGGGTTACAAGTACGTAGCGGATGGCAGTATTGTCAAATATAACAACGGCTATAGGATCGTAGTATTTGAAAAGGACGGCAAAAACTACTTCCTCATCGACTGGGAGCTTGACGAGCGCAAAGATATAAGCAAGGCCACGATGGACGCGATCACAGCCCGCGAGAAAAAGGTGTCGAAAGAGCTGTGGAACAAGGGCGTACACTTCCGCGACCTTACAGCACGGCAGGGCGATGAATGGGTGCACGCTATGCAAGAGTTCCACACTGCAGTAGGCGCAGACAAGCCTGTCACGCTGGTATCAAGGGCACAGTATGATGCTATAAAGGGCGAAGAGCTGTATCGTGGTATAGCGCCTGTTTCGCATCTGCGTGGTGATATATCCATGACTAAAACACCATACCAGTGCGGACAGCAACTGATGGAGGGCGGTGTTGCTGATTGTTTCCCGTCACGTGGCGTATACGGCGATGTAGTGGCGTATTTGAGCAACAGCACCAAAACAGCGTTCGACTATGCTACTGGCTACCGCAGTAACGCTGGTGGCTGTATAGCCCGCATGAAGATAAAAGAGGACGCAAAGGTCATAACGTACAAAGAAGCGAGGGAATTATTTAACACTATAGCAGATGCGCTCGGTGATGATGGCATGCCGTATTTCAGCAGGCAACAGCGCAGGCTGACTAACAATGTTGAAGTCGGCAAAGCTATGCAGATGCTGGGCTATGATGTTATCTATGAGCCATACGGTGACGGTGCCGATGTACACTTTTACATGGTGCTGAACCGTGAGGCTATAGTGGCGCCTGCAGACGAATGGGCGCTGGTGGAAAAGATCAGCGAAGAGCAGTTAAGAAGAGGACGCATATAATGGATGGCAATGTATATGTAACAGGTTCACCGTACTGGAGCAGGCTCAAGGAAGCCATGTGCGGTGAAGTGAGCGATAGGTTGATAGGGTATAAATCACTTGCAGACGATATGGACATTGATATTGACGCATTTACACAGGATGATGTGCTACGGTGCAGAAACATTGATGACCTGCCTGCAGGCTGGCGCGCGCTGGCTGACAAGTGCATAGCAGAGTACGATATAAGGCCATAGCGTGTGCTTTATCGCGCAGACAAGCAACTATACCATTTTACGATTTACGGCAGGCACAGCCGTTATTTTCGTGCTTTACGGCTTAATTTAAAGTTAAAGCCGTATCGTGGGCGTGTACGAGGCGTACAGAGGTGGTTCAAGTCCACAGCGTCCACCTACTGTGCAGACAGCACGTAAAAAACTGTTACTGGTGCAGACAGCACACTAAAAACTGTTACGGTGAGACACACTAAAAACTGGGAAAGGAAAAAGACTTATGGAACCGAACGAAAACAACAACGCACAGCAGAACCCACAGCAGGCACAGCAGGCACCAGCTATTGACTACGATAAGCTGGCAAGCATCATTGACGGAAAGCAAAAGGCAACAGAGGACAGCGTTATCAAGGGCTACCTTAAACAGCAGGGGCTTTCCGAGGACGAAATGAAGCAGGCGGTAGCGACTTTCAAAGAGGAAAAGGCAAAGCGCACACCTAACATTGATGCACTGAACCAGCAGATCGCAGACGCGAACGCAAGAGCCGTAAAGGCTGAAGTCGCACTGCAGGCCATAACGATGGCAGGCGAGTTGGGTGTATCAGCAACAAAGATGCCATACCTGCTCAAGATGGCTGACCTGTCGGAAGTGGTTACGGACGGCAAAATAAGCGAGGACAAATTAAAGGAAAGCCTTACAAAAGTACTCACAGACCTGCCCGAGCTGAAGCAGAAAGCAGAGGACAACCCGCTGGGCTTCAAGGTAGGCGCTGATGGTGGGCAGAAAGCCAACAGTAGCAACGAGGAACTTGCAAGGATTTTCGGCGTAAAAATGAAATGAGGTAAAAACTAATGTCAAACACAATTAACTATGCAGAGCAGTTCAGTCAGTTCCTTGTACAGAAGTACGAAGCAGACCAGCGTTCATACGGCCTTACACTGTCGAACCCGCAGGTACAGTGGCTGAATGCAAAGACAATCAAGCTCCCTGTAGTATCACTCACAGGCTACAAGGATCACACAAGAACCATCGGCTTCAACAGCGGTGACCTTACAAACACATGGGAAACAAAGACCCTTAACTTCGACAGAGATGTTGAGTTCTATATTGACGCTATGGATGTTGATGAAACTAACATGGTCGCAAGCGTAGCAAACATTCAGACCGTATTCGAGGATGAGCAGGCAATCCCAGAGACTGACGCATACAGATTCAGCAAGCTGTACAGCGACTTCGTTGCAAAGGGCGGTGCTGTTGATACTACAACTGTACTCGCAACAGCCAATGTGCTTGGATGGTTCGACACACAGATGGAGAAAATGGACGATGCAGGAGTTCCCGAAGAGGGCAGAATCCTGTATGTAACACCTGCTGTTTACAAGATGCTCAAAGAAGCTGATGGTCTGACAAGATTCATGCAGGTTAACGCTGGTGACGGCAATACACCTGTGAACAGAAAAATCTATAGCCTTGATGATGTCGAGATCGTAAAAGTTCCAAAGGCAAGATTCAAGACAGCATATGACTTCACAACTGGCTTCACACCTGCACAGAGCGCAAAGCAGATCAATGCGATTCTTGTTCACCCGAACAGCGTAGTAGCAAGGGAAAGATACGCATATATCAAGATGTTCGCTCCTGGAACTGACTCAAGAACAGGCGATGGATATATCTATCAGAACCGTAAGTATGGCGACCTGTTCGTGCTTGCACAGAGAGTTGCAGGTATCGCTATCAACGCAGACGCATAATTGACAAAGGAGGACGGCAACTATGGTAGCTGTAAAAGAAAACAGGTGCTATACCATCAACGATGCAGACAAGGCATCTTTCGTTAAAGCAGGCTATGACATCCTTGATGATAAGGGCAATGTCATTGAGTACGGCGCTGGCAAGACCATTGCTTACAGCGTTTATGTTGACGCTATCAAGGCAAAGGACGCAGAAATCGCAAAGCTCAAGGCAGAGGTAGCAAAGCTGAAGAAAGAGCCGAAGCAGAAAGGATAAAGCCACATGTACACAGCATACGTGAACGCAGAGGAATATACAGAAATGGGCTATGATGCCATACCTGCTGAAAGCCTTGACAAAGCGTTAAAGGATGCCAGCAGGCAGGTGGACAGCCTTACATTCAACAGAATAGTGGCGCGGGGCTTTGATAACTTAACGGAGTTTCAACAGGAGATAGTAAAGGAAGTAGTATGCAGGCACGCTGGGTTCCTGTATGAGAATGCAGACGCACTTTCAAGCGTGCTGGACAGCTACAGCATCAACAGTGTACAGATGCACTTCGGCACTGGCTTCAATGTTATGACCGAGGGCGGTATACCTATTGAGCGCTCCCTTTACGCACTGCTGGAACAGACGGGGCTGTGTTGCAGGCTTGCAAGGTGACCGACATGAAATATCCTAAACTTGTGCCCGCATGGGTATGTACCACTCCGATAACGATAATTATTGAGGGCGAGGGAATTGATGAGGACGGCGCACCTGCAGGCACAACAGAGATACAGGCGCTGTGCAACTGGCAAGACGGCGGTAAAGCTGTGTACACCGATGATGCTAAAGTCATACAGATCAGTGGCAGAGCATACTTTGATGGCGACATAGTTCCGTCCTTGTCAAACATCACAGGCGGTTGTGCATACGTGTTCGGGGAAAAGCGCGAGATCTATCAAGGGTATAAACGCAGAAACCCCGACGGCACGGTAAACCACACGGAGATACAGTTCAAATGAGTATTGTATGGGATGAAAAAGGCCTAAAGCATATAGACGATTCCCTTGCAAGGGCGCTGGGCATAGCTGGGCACATACTACAGGATGATATACGTGAAGCGCAGGTGATACCACGCATGGACGGCACGCTGTCGGGCGAAGCCTTTACGGTGAACGACAAAACTGCTAAAAAGGGATACATCCGCTTCACGTTCAGCACTCCGTATGCAAGGCGTTTATACTTCCATCCCGAATATCACTTCCATAAGGAACCGTGGACGGACAAGGACGGCAAGTCACATGACGGCAATCCTAACGCGCAGGGCATGTGGATGGAACCGTGGATGGAAGGCGGTATATACGCTAAACGGCCTGCGCAAATCCTCGCGGAAATACTTAAGAGGAACATCTAAATGCTGGCAGAAATCAGAGATTTTTTAAGAACACAGATACAGGCCGACCACTACAGCATCGGCAAAATAGACGGCACAAAGGATAAGTCTATAGGCGTTTACAGTGATAACAACTATGCCCGTGTGGAAGCTATAGGCAAAGCAAAGACCTATGACCGTGCAGGCATACGCATACTTATTCACTGGAATAAAAACATGCGGGAAACCGAAACCGTAGCACGCGACCTGTATGAGAAATTACGTTATATCACAGACACAGATTTTGGCGACATACATGTGTATTATTTAGACCTGCAGTACGGCGAACCCGTATATGTGGGCACAGATGATGAGGGCGTGTATGAATATGTCATACGCTGTGTAGTTTACTATGAGAGGTAAGATAAATGGCAACAACTACAGGAGTTTTTCCTTGCTATGAAAACCAGTTCAAAGTCAACGTAGCCAGCGAAGGCACCGCAAACTATGTGACCATCGCTGATTGCGAGACCTTTGAGGTTGCATTCGACAACAATGTTGAAGAGTGGACACCCTTTGAGTCAGAGGGCTGGGTTCGCAGACTCATGACAGGCAAGGGCGTTACTATCACAGTATCGGGAAAGAGAAACGTAGGCGATGCTGGCAACAACTACATCGCTGGACTCGCATTCAAGAACGGCAGGGAAGCAGAGGCTGACTTCCAGTGGACATTCAAGGATGGCACAGTAGTAGAGTTTACTGGTGCTCCTATCAATGTCACAGCACTGGGCAGTGGAGATTCCACAGCAGTAGCCCCGCTGGAGTTTGAGGTTCTTTCAAACGGCAAGCCGACAGTAACAACTGCGTAGTAAGCAAAGGAGGACGAAATGCTCTATTCATTAACGGACAAGTTAAAATTCAACGATTCCCCACAAATACAGATCAAAGACAAAGTGCTGACGGTAAACAACAGCGCAAGAACAGTGCTGGAGTTAATGGACACCGTTCTCACTGGCGGTGACCTTGAGGGCGCTAAAGCTACTATGAACCTGCTGTTCAGCGAGAAGGACAGGAAAACCATAGAAAAGATGAACCTGTCTATAGAAGATTATATGACACTGGCGGGAGTGGCTATGGACTTGGCGCTGGGAAACGATCCCGATGCTGATAACCGTGGGGAGTAGCGAGCCGTACTACGATCTAAATGATGACTGGGCACTGATAGTAGCATCTTTCCAGTCGGAGTACGGCATAAGATTGAGCAGGGACTTGGACGGAATGAAATGGCAAGAGTTTTCTTCCTACATTAACGGTTTAGGCTCTGACACTCCGCTCGGACGCATAGTAGGCATCCGAGCGGAGGACAGGGCTGATGTGCTTAAAGATTTCACGCCCGAACAACGGCGTATTCGCGCCGAGTACAGGCAAAAGATAGCACATAAGAAAACCAGCAAGGAAGTGGACAACGCGCTTGAACAGATTAAAAAGGCGTTCACTGAATGGAAGTAAAGAACCTAAAGTGCCCTAAATGCGGAAAATCCCTGCTCCGCATTTATTATGGAAAGCTGGAAATAAAGTGTCCGCGGTGCGGGCAGATCATACAAGTAGAAATAGAGTACAAAGGTAATGAGCAGTCGCCACGTAGATAGGCATGACAACCAGCCTTGAGATTAAAGGAAAGGGGGAAACATGGCTACACACGTAGGCGACATTTTTTTTGACGCCAAAATAAATCGCAGTGAATACGATAAGGGCTTAAGGGCTATGGGCGCATCAGCAGGCAAAGCTGGCTTGCACATAGGCCGTAAGCTGGCTGTAGGGCTGGCGAGTGTAGGCTTTGCGAAGTTTATAAAGGATGCCACAAAGGCGGGCGCTTCACTCAACGCTATGGGCACAATCATAGACGCATCCCTGCCACATATGACAAAGCAGGTAGACGAGTTCGCACAGAAAGCTGGCATGGCGTTCGGCCTTTCACAAACGCAGGCAAAAGGCTTTGTCGGCAAGTTCGCGTCAATGGCAAGCGCTATGGGCTACACCGAAAAAGAAGCCTATAACATGTCTACTGCGCTGACAGGGCTGGCTGGTGATGTTGCGTCCTACTACCACATTTCACAGGATGAAGCATTCGCAAAGCTGGGCGCAGTGTTCACGGGTGAAACAGAATCACTGAAACAGCTGGGCGTTATTATGACGCAGAGCGCACTGGATGCATACGCACTGGAAAACGGCTACGACAAGGTCACGGACAAAATGACCGAGCTGGAAAAAACTACATTGCGGTACAACTTTGTCATGGACAGGCTGAAGCTGGCGCATGGTGACTTCGCAAAATACAGCAATACGTGGTCGGGATCACTGGCAACACTAAAACTAAACTGGTCTAACTTCATGGCAACAATAGGGCAGGGGCTTATTAACATACTGTTGCCTTTACTGCAAATGATAGCAAAGCTATCTAACGCGCTGTCGGTGCTGGGTGCTAAATTCCTCGCATGGACTAAAGCCGTGCGGGGAATTAAAAGTGATGTTAACGGCGCACTGGGTAAAAAGACAGAGGAACAGATAGAAAACACATCGCAGGCCGTGGGCGATGTCGGCGGTAGTTTAGGTAAAACCAGCAAAAAAGCGAAAAAAGCTAAAAAGGATGTGCAATCGCTCAAGCGTGAGCTGATGGGCTTCGACAAGATCACAAAGCTGTCCAGTGAAAAAGGCACAAAAGATGATGCTAAAACAGACAAAGGCACAGGCGTAGGCGCAGGCGGGGAAATCCCCGCACCTGCTATGGCGGAGGTGCCGAGTGGCTGGGCAGAAGATTATGCAGGCAAGCTGGTAGAGAAACTGCGCAAGGCGTGGGCTAAAAAAGACTTCACAGAGATAGGCAGTATGCTGGCGAAAAAGCTGAACGGGGCGCTCCGCAGTATCAAATGGGACAAGGTGAACGGGGCGCTTGAGGGTATAGCTAAAAGCATAGCAACGTTTCTGAGCGGATTTATCCGTGATACAGACTGGAGCCTTGTTGCGCATACCATCAGCAACGGCATAGCATCAGCCATAAACTTTGTAGCGACCTTTTTAGCGGAGTTAGACTGGCAAGCCATAGGTAGGGCTATAGTCAATTTCTTTGCAGGCATAGACTGGGGCGCACTATTTAAAGCGTCCACAAAACTGGCAGGCGCACTGGTCGGTGCATGGTTTGCGCTGTTTACATCAGTCATTAATACTGCACTGGGCAAAGTCAAAAAGTACATCAAGAAGTCCGTGGAAGATGCAGGCGGAAACATAGTAAAAGGCCTGCTGATGGGCATTGTTAAGGCTATAAAGGGCATAGGAAGTTGGATAAAGACAAACATCTTTGACCCGTTTATTGAGGGCTTTAAAAAGGCTTTCGGCATAGCGTCACCGTCTAAAGTTATGGCAGAGCAGGGGCGCTATATTATTGACGGCCTTATAAGTGGTTTGAAAGCTACGTGGACAAATGTCACTGCATGGATTAAAAACCACATCGCGACCTTTACCATAGCGCTCAAAGATAACTTCAGCAACGCGTGGAACAACGTAAAAACAGCGTGGCTGAGTGTAAAAGATCAGTCGCATGATATGTGGCTGACACTGAGCGACTGGTTCAGCGATGCGTGGAACTCAATAAAGAGCGTATGGAACGGCATAAAAGACCGCACAGCTACAATGACTATAAATACAGTCTACAACGAGGTAGTGAACACTGTGAAAAGCGGTGGGAAAACAGTCGCAAATGTAGCTAAAAAGGCGGTAAAAAACACAAAGAAAAAAACCAAGAAAAAGAAAAAAGCTGACGGCGGTATCTTTGCGAATGGGCACTGGCAGAGTATTGCGGGCTACGCTACTGGCGGTGAGCCTAACGAGGGACAGCTGTTCTACGCACGCGAACGCGGTGCCGAGCTGATTGGACAGATAAACGGGCACACTGCAGTAATGAACAACGATCAAATTGTCGCATCTGTCAGCAACGGCGTGGCAAGGGCACTGCAGGGCATAAACATACGCACTGCAACGCCACAGCTCGCAACGTACACAAAGCAGGCGCAGGCGCAGGCACAGCAAGACCAGCAGGCGGACAGGGAAATCTTGACACTGCTCCGTAACTTGTTAACAGCCGTGCAGTCGCTTGACCTTGATGTACAGCTTGACGGCGAAAGCATAAAACAGAATACAGTTCGCAGAATAAATAACCACACACGCGCTACGGGGCAACTGGAGATAATCGTATAGGAGGGCAACATGGCAGAGTCACAAGATAGAATATACTACAACACGAAAACGGGCAGTATAGTAACCATAAATGATGCACTGCCAAACTATCCCGTCAAATCCCTCTCCGTCACCCTTGAGCCAATCCAAGACCTACACGGATACGATAAGCCGTGGGTTGGGGGAGCGGGGAAGAATAAACTCGACACAACACTTTGTACTCCAAGAACAAATGGTGGAATCACACGAATCATCAATGCAGACGGAACAATAACACTTAACGGCACATCAGAAACAGCTTCAATATGGTGGCGGGCAAGTGATGACATGGCTGTTCCTATCAAGGCGGGAGTATATTCAACATCCACAGGTGTAAGTGGTCTAACTCTGCGTTTAACTCTTCGGAATGCGGGTTCTGTAGCCGAAACATTTACACTTACGGAAGATGATGTGATTATAAATGCCCGCTTTATGCAGACAGTAGGAACTGTGTTCAATAACACAGTAACGTATCCACAACTTGAAGCGGGTAGCACGGCAACGGCATTTGAGCCGTATGAGAATATATGTCCTATAAGCGGAAGAACAGAAGTAGTTACGCAGAGGACGGGGAAGAATCTGTTTGGTGGCACATTCTTAAACTACTTTGCGCTTCCATTACCGCAAGGAACAGTTGTCACAGCGAGTTGCTCTATAGAAACAGAGCCACCAAGAATAACCTATTATGATGCCAATAAAAACCCGTTGGATTATTGGACGCTAAATTTGACTACTGATGATGGGACACGCCGTTATAGGACGTTTACACTCAATGCGGACACTGCGTACTTCCGTACGTCGGCAAAAGATGCCAAAGAGGTACAGATTGAACTTGGTTCATTGCCTACTTCATATGAGCCGTTTGGCACCACCTACACCACCGCACTTGGACGCACAGTATACGGCGGTACTCTTGATGTGGTAAGCGGAAAGCTAACTGTGGACAAAGTGATGCTTGAGTGGTTATCAAGTAGCAATTTCGGTAAGGGCGGAGCAACTACTGTTGATGAGTTTTTCCTACGCCCACCTGCTACAGACACACCTGTTAGTGGCATTTTTTACGATGCTGACCATATAATCTGTAGTCACGCACATAACACCGCATCGGTAAGCACGGAGACAGGCGTATACACAAGATTAGCAAATCAACAGCCGAGAATCATATTCCCATTGTCGATGGGGATGACACTTACCAACTTCAAAACTTGGCTTGACGAACAGCAAGCGAA